TGCTGAATCTGCGTCATTGCCCGCGCTCACCCTTTCTGTTGCAGCCGTGCCAGCTCGTCCCGTTGCGCCTTCCGCGCGAAGTACACGCCCCAGCGCCCGTACTCCTCAGACGGCATCTCCCGGCGCATCCGGCCCACCGTCATCCCCAGCGTTGCCGCCAGGTACATCTCGAACTCCAGGCCCGGGTCCGCTTCCATCGCTTCGTACGTCGCTTTTGTCGGCCCCCTCGGACAGCCCGGACAGCTCGCGGATCTTGTCGACCACGGGCTCAATCTCCCCAGCCGGTGACACCTTCTGCCACAGCGCGGCCTGGCCCTCGGTCATCGCCGGGTCGACCATGCCAATGCGCAGGATCTTCCGTTCGTGCGCCTGCGTCTCCTTGGCCTTCTGCGTCTCGAATACCTCTTCGCGGGATAGGCCGCGGACGCGGACGGTGCCCATGCTGGGCACTTCGACGTCATCCTCCGGCAGTCCGGTCGCAGTGTCCGCGCGGGGAGCCAGGAGCTTCTCTAAGTCGATGCTCATGCGCTCTGCGCCGTCGAGTCGACGTCGCCGCTCATGGTCAGTTCCACCGACCACATCACATAGTCCGCGACGGGGTGGGTTTGAACGTAGCTCTTCACGAGCACGTCCACGGTGTCCTGCGGCAGTGACGCCCCGGTGCCTTCGGGCCGGTGGATCAGCTCGACGACGGCGCCGCGGTTCGGCAGGATAGAGGCTCGCGGGCCGGTGCTGGCGGTTGAGTCGTACTTCCCGGAGATGGTGACTGTGCCGGACGTGAGCCCGCCCAGGAACACATGCCCATCGTTTCCGTACGTGGTGACGTCGTGTTCGTCGGCCTCGAACTTGAGCTCCGAATTGTCGCAGTACTGCGACAGGTCGTCCCCGTCCAGGGAAACGAACGTCACACTTCCGTGAATCTTGGCCATGTCCTATGCTCCGTCTCCGATGATGTCCAGTGCAAACACTGCCGCGAGGTAGTCGCCGCTTCCTATGGTCACGATGTCGAACTCGGCGCGAGTGACCCGCACGGAGTCAAACGCGGTGTACGTGCCGGCCTGAATCACGGCCTTTATCGAAGCCGCCCCGGAGCCGGCGAGGTAGGCGTCCACGAGGTTCCGCGTGGCCCGGTCGTGGACCTTTCCCACGGCCACGATCACCGGAAGTACTACGGTGTCCGCTCCCCGGTTGTAGGTGGAATCGAAGATGATCTCTTCCGGGTATGTCACGATCGCGGCCGGTGGTGTGATGCTGTCGGGCGGGTAGCCGAAGCATCGCAGGCCGGCGATGGTGTCAAGTTGGGTTGTCACTTGGTCCATGACGTCGCCCAGGTCCACCTAAACCGCCCCCCACCATCGGATCAGCTTCGCCCTCGCGAGGGCCAGCTCGACGTCGGGGTCGAGCTTCGCGAGTAGGCGCATCTCCGAGCCGGACTCCGGTGAGCCGGCTATGCCGTACGGCGAGAAACGGCGGGCGTGGAAGCGGGACGCCTGCAGCAGTGTTGCCTGCTCCACCGGGACGGGTACGGCGTCCCACCCCCACACTGCGGAGATGGTGACGCCGTGCGTTTCCGTCGTGGGCTTCGCCGCGCTGTCTGGCTCGACGCGCAGCCGCGTGAACGGGCGGCCCTGCTGTGCGGCGTTCACGGGCTCCAGCGTGTAGACGTCTACCTCCCCGGCCTCCACTTGCACGTCCAGGCCGGTGATGTCCTGCAGGTCGTCGAACGGGACAACCCACACGCGCTCACGGCGGTCCCAATAAGCCGTATAGGACCGTTCCTCCGCGCTGGCAACCTGCCCAAACTGCCGGTGGCAGAAGCCATCCACGGCACGGGACGCCGTGGTGATGGCGAGCGCCAGCTCCGCGTCGTCCGCGGTGTCCGTAATCCGTAGGTAGGATTTCAGCTCCGCGGCCGTCACGTAGTCCGGCGCCCACGCCATCTAAATCACTCCCAGCAGGTGCAGCAGCAGCAGCACTGCCAGGAGTACCACGATCAGGCCTACGGCGTTCATCAGGCCGGCGGTCCGGTCGGGTTGGCCGGGGCGGGCCTCGCCGCCGTGCCGGCGTTGTGGGCGGCCTTCGCCTTGTCTGCGCGCTTCCGCGCGGGTGCGGTCCTGGCCAGCGCCCGAACCTTCACCTTCCGGTAGGAGGCCAGCGCCTCCTCGTTTCCCTTGAGCAGTGCCATGTTCCGATCCTTCCCTTGTGGGACGTTCAGTGTGGAGCCTGGCCGGCGGCCGTGGATCCGCCGGCCAGGCTGTCGGGGTGGGTCAGGTGGTGATGTTCTCGAGAGTGGCGTACGCCGAGCGGTTCTGAATGTTGCCGTCCGCCCGCTCCCACGCCACGTACTCAACCTGCCCGTTGTTCATGCGCGTCCACGGGTTCACCACGAGAGTGAACGGCGCGACGCGGCGAATAACGTAGGCCTCGCGGAAGTCGCCCAACGCGGCGAAGCCGCCGGCCACGCCGTCCGCGGTGATGGCGTTGCAGCCCTGGTCGATGATGACCGGGTATCCGAGCAGCTCCCGCGTGACACCCTGGCCGATGCCGGCCGCGGCCTGTGGCATCACGAGCGGGCGGCCGGCGTCGTCCTCCAGCCGCTTCACGGCCATCCACGTCCCCTTCGACATGACCCACTTGGCATTCTGCTCGTACTCCGGGTCGAGGGCCTCCTCCACCTCCGTCAACTCCAGGTAGGCGATCGTGGCCTCGGCGTTGAGCACAACGTCCGCGGTGAGCCCGTCGTGCAGGAGCCCGAACGGGAGCGTAGTGCCGTTGCCGTTCACCCAATCGACGGCCTGCTTGCGCTGGATGCGCGTCCCCAGCGCACGGGCCACGAGGCCCTGGACGTCGAATTGCGCGTCCTGCAGCAGCTCCACGGACACCCGCAGCGGGGTCGTGGTGCCGGCGCCCGTGGACGTGTACTTGAACGCCCCGAGCGCGATCGTGCCGAACGCCAGGTCATCGCCATCGACGAACGCGGCCTCTTCCGCCGTGATGCCGCCGGAGTTGGCGGTGTCGTCGAGAGACGGGTACTCCAGCGCCCCGCCGCGCTCGGTGGAGAATGAGTCAACCTCCGCGGCGAGGCCGCCGAACGCGGCCCGCACTTCGACGAGCTTCTGGCGGAACTCCGGGGACACGAGGTAGCCGCCCTCGGAGTCGGTGCCCACCTGCTGCGCGTTGCGAAGCTCCTGCAGGTCGGCGTTCGGGATGCCGGTGCGGAGGTAGTTCTCAAAGGACCGGTTCAGGTCCTCGAACTCATCGCGGGTGGCGCCGCCGATGTTCACGTGCAGGTCGTTCCGGACGGGCGTGGTGTACGCCGTGTGGCGGGCCCGCACTTCGCGGTCACGGTTCAGGAGCGCCAGCTCCCGCTCCAGGCCCTCGTACGCGGTGACCTCTTCCTCTGTCAGTGGCCGGCCCTCGGCGCCATCCATGACGGCCTGCTGCGCAGCCACGACCTCTTCGATCGTTTGCATGTGCTATCCCTTCAATCCGTGAACCCGGGCACGCGCCCGGGCCGTCTGACTGCGCCGCCGATCTTCCGGCGCCGATTGGGTGGTGTCATTAGCCACCCGGTCCGCGAGGCCGGCCTCCACGGCGGCTGCCGCGGAGTACCACGTCTCGGCTTTCATGGCGTCCCGCCACTTCGCCACGGTGCCCCCGGCGCGGTCCGCGTAGATGCCGGCGATTGTGTCGGAAAGCTCGTTCAGCAGGTCCGCCATTTCCTGCATGTCCGCGGCGTTCCCGAGCACGATTCCGGAGGCATCGTGAATCATCATCTTGGCGGGCTTTTGCATTGCGATGGTGTCCCCGGCCATTGACACGAACGACGCCGCCGAAGCGGCCACCCCGTCCACGGTGACGTCCACCGTCGCGGGGTGGTCCAGCAGCGCCGTGTAAATGGCGATGCCGTCGAACACGGCGCCACCCGGGCTGTTGACCCGTAAGTCGATGGCCGGCGCTGTGATCCCGCGGAGTTGCTTCGTGAACGACGCCGCGGTCACGTCCTCTTCGTTCCAGTCGTCTCCGATGTACCCGTAGATGAATACTTCGGCGCGGTCGCCGTCAGCGTTGCCGATCTTCCACCAGTCCCCCGTGGTGGCCTGTGGGTGCCTCGAAATAGCACGGCCGCGGTTGGCCAGCTCGCACAGCCGGTCCGTGTTCAAGACAGGGCCTCCTCTAACTGGCGCGTATCTGCGGAAGCGGAGCGCAGCACGTCCCCACCGTCGATAGGTGGCAGGTTCCTGATGTGGCGGGCTTCGTTCACGGTGAGCAGGCCTGCCTTTACCTGCTCGATCAGCAGGCGGATCTCTTCTTCGGGGGTGGGCCGCTCCAGGCCGGCGAAGTCGAACTCCGCGAACCGCGGCGCGCGAGGCTGTCCGCCCAGCAGTCGTGACAATCTCTGCTCGAAACGCATCGTCCAGCCGAGCAGGGTGAAGCGGCCAAGGCCGCGGTTCTGCTCCGCAACACCAGTGCCCCAAGAAGTCTGTTTCTCCGTTTGCATGAGCAGGTGCGGCGGCACGCCGGTCCAGCGCGCTATCTCCTCAATTTGAAACTGTCGGGACTGCAAGAATTGCGCGTCCTCGGCGCTCATGGTCCACGGCGTGAACTTGAGCTTACGATTGACAAACGCCACTTCCCCGGCGTTTTCCCAGCCGCCCACCTTGCGGTCCAGGCCGGCCTTTATGTCCTTTGCCTCTTCCTCGTCCACGTCCTCTTCCGTGGACACCAGGCCGGCGATCAGGGCGCCGTTTCCGAACATTTTCGCGGCGGCCCGGTCCCCGGCGATCGTGGTCCCCAATGACTGCCGCGCCACCCCGAGCAGGGACATGCCTCTAAGCCCGTCCATCGACGGCCCCATGACTTGAGTCATGGTGTTCTGTGTGAAGCGGCGGCGCGTACCGTCTCCCAGGGTGGCGTCGAACAGCTTCCGCCCCGTGAAGGTGCCATCCGGTAGCCGCTCCCAGGATGGTGACACGGACAGCGGGTGCAACGGGGTGGCGCCGGCCAGCACGCCCGCCCCGTTGTAGACGTGCTGCAGGTACGTGTTCCCGTGCAGCAGTCCGTGCAGCAGGCACGTTTCCTTCCACTCATACGGGGTCTGCCCATCGGCCGTGCCGGGGTCGTCGAGCCATGTCCGGATTGGCTGCCGTTGGTCGTCTATCTGCCCGATGCTCTTGAGCGGCAGCGATGCGATGGTGCCGGCGATCAGCATTACGGCCCGCCAAAACGCGGCAACGCCCAGCGCCGAAAACTCGCTGACGTTCACACCCGCGTACGTTGCGGGTGCGCCGAAGTAGCCGGCGAGCGCCGGGTCCCCCACGGAGATCACGACATCGTTACGGGGTGCCTCGCTTCGGGTCCAGGGCCAACGCACGCGCGACAGTGTGCCACGCGCGGGCGGGTGCTTCACAGCACCACGACGCCGTGTCGCGGCTTCTTTCCGCGCGCCGCGAGCGCGGCCCACACTGCCGCTTTGACGCCATCGGCGGGTGCTGTGGACTGTAGCCGCGGCCCGTCCACGCCGGGGGACACGCGCAACGCGAGCACTTGCGCGGTCAGCTCGGGGCCGCCGTCGTGCGCCAGGACACCATCGGTGAGCAGTCGCCCCAGGTCCTCCACGGCGGCGCGCACGGTCCCCTTCTGTGCCTCGGTTCGGACGCGCTCGGCGCGCCACGCGGGGTCCGCCGCGATCGACGCCCCGGCGAGGATTGGCCGGCGGAAGCCCGAGCCGTTGACGGCTTCGGCCGCGCCGGCCACGTCGTCGTACGTGGCGACGTTGACCACGGCCCGCCCGTCCGTGAGCGCCCACGCCTGCGCGACGTTGACGCCTTGCGCGAACCAGTCCTCCACGGCCACGGCGTCCGGTGGGCGGTCCGCCGGGGTGTCCGTGGCCAGCGCCGCCCATGCGGCCTCGGACACCACGGCCTCCCCCTTCTCGCGCCGCTCGCGCAGCCGCCACACGTTCAGGTATTGCGCCTCGAATCCGCGCATCGGGTCAGGGTCGTCCAGCTCCGGGTCGTCCTCCCCGGCCAGCGCCTTCTCGTACTTCGTGGCGATCATTCGGCGCCGGTCGTCCGACCAGTGCGGCGACGCTTCCCGCCACGCGGCCGGGTCCGCCGGGTCGGAGCCCGGGCGGGCACCCCACAGCAGCAGCAGAGTCGTGGGGTCGTCGGCTGTGAATGCGTGCAACAGGGACGTCCGCATGAGGCTGGTCGCGCGTCGGTGCGCGGTGGACGTCAGGTGTATCTGCGGGCTCGACCGTTCGAGTATCGCGGGCTCCAGCCCTTCCGACACTGTGTCAGGGTCGACGTCCCAGCCCTCATCAATGAAACCCAGGCACACGTCGTACCCGTACACGGCGCGCTGCGCCCGCACGAGCCATCGGTCCCCGGCGGGCGTCTCCACGCCTTCTTTCCCGTTGGCCCGCGACACGTCCCACTTGGGCACCTGCTTTTCCGCCCAGCGCCATGCGCCGCGCTGGATCTCCCGGCAGATAGCCACGTCGGAGCCCGTGTGGATGATGACCTGCGGCTCCCCGAACATCTCCGCGTGGGCCAGCCGCCACAGCGCCAGCGAACGGATGCGCACCGACTTGCCGGCGCGGCGCGGCGTGGACTCTACGACGGACCTGTGACACAACGTGCCGTCCTCGCGGTGCTCCAGTTGCCGGGTGATGGCCAACGCCTGCCACCATCGCAGTGTTATCTGCTGCGTGGTCTCAATCCACTCCACGGCCGCCGCGCCGTACGAGCCCACGGCGTCCGGCGGTGGCGGGCTCATGGCCAGCGGCGGCGCGGCGTCCTCGGGCACCTGCGCGAACCGTTCGAGCCACGGGTAACGCGCCAGGGCTCCGGGGTGCCACGTCAGCTCGGGGCGTAGGTCGTAGTCCTGTGCCTGCGGGGAGAGGGAAAGTGAC